AAAAGCGAAGCGTAGGCTTCTTTATTATTAATTAAAATTATAAAAATGAAACACAAATTGTATTATGCACATGCTGAACTGGAAGGTGATATTCCTGTTTATGAATTCGATTCTATGGAAGATTTGGCATTGTTTGTTTTAGGAAAAGTTAGAGAAAAATTAGTTTATGTAGTCGCCTATGATGATGAAATATTTGTAACTCATAACTTATGCTTAGTCGTAGAATTATTTGAGCGTAAATTAAAGTCATTTTACCCGTTCTATGAGGGAGAAAGACACCCACATATACAGGAATATTATTCATACGAAGAAGCGTATAAAATCGCACTTGCTATGAAAGAAGGGACTCCAATGTGTTATGACCAAACATAGTTTGTAAAACTATAAGCGGGAGGGGCTTTTTTATTCTCGAATTACCTGAGAAGTTAATTAAATGAACGGAATAGTTTTGCAATTTATACTTTGTTGTATTAGCACTTCTTGTGCGACAGTTGCGCCGCTATTCTGTTCAATTTAAACCACTGCTTTTAGGCGCAATTGAATACAACGAATGGTTGTATGTTATCGGTTTTGTTTTTCACAAAACTGGAATATACAACGTGTTAGCTGACTGGTGCGGATAATTTAGTACAAACTTAAATAAATGAACGAATGATAGTAAAAGAAAAAATAGGGGGGCTTTTTTTTGATTTAATAAAAGGAGATACCTTAATTGAAAACGAGAATATAAAAGATGGTAGTGTTGATTTAATATTGACAGATTTACCTTACGGAACGATGGAAGGACAAAGTGATAGCGGAATTTACCACCAAGGGAAAGAAAAGCACGAATGGGATAACATTATACCTACTGATAAAATAATGGAAATAGCAAATAGAATACTACGTAAAAATGGTAAAATGATTTTATTTGCACAAGAACCATTTACCAATAAATTAATGAATAATGCTATACCTAGTCTACCATTTAATTACAGAGCTATTTGGCTAAAAGATACTTTAGGTAGTTTTATGAGAAGTAAAAAAGCATTACTTTATAAGACTGAAGATATTTTAGTTTTTAGTAAAAACCACCAAAAGCACGACTTTAAAGGAATGCACCCATTAAGAAGTTATGCGAAAAACATAGTTGATTATATTGGATTAAAACAAAGTGAAATACAGAATAAAATACAAACTGGAAAAATACATTTTTTAGGTGCTGAAAAATCAACTCAATTTTCTTTGTTACAAAATAAAGTTTATGATAAATTGATTAATGTATTTAATATTGATAAAGTAAATGAATTTAAAGAGTTTGCAGAATTAAAGAAAATAGATACCGAATATAGAACGGATTTATTAAAACAAATGAACGAGCAATACCCAAGTACCTTTAACCTATGGGAAGGTAAAAAATATAAAGACAATGTTTTTGAATTTAAAAGAGATAGAGACAATTACCACCCGACTCAAAAACCTGTATTATTGCTTGAAGATTTGATTAAAACCTTTAGTAATGAAAATAATTTAGTGGTTGATTTAACTATGGGTAGTGGAAGCACTGGAGTAGCCTGTAAAAATACCAACCGTAATTTTATTGGTATTGAAAAAGACGAGAACTATTTTAACATAGCAGTGAACCGAATTAAAGGAGCTGAACCAAACCCCAACAACTTTGAAAAAGTTGAAGAGCGAGGGCTTTTTTCTTTTACGGATGAACAGAATAAGGCTGATTAAGTGGACAAACGTAGCACTTGCAGCTAACGGTAAATTGTAAGTGCTGATTTTTAAACGATTAAAATGCAGAAAATGAAAATACAAAAAGCAATTGAAATACTAGAGATTCATAATAAATGGAGACGTGACAATGATGGAAAATACAAAATGGCTGAGCCTAAAGAGCTAGGAATAGCTATTGATACCGTAGTAAGCGAGTTTAAAAATTTGCATTTACAAAATGTTAGCAAGCAAAGCGAACTGTTAAAAAACTTTTTAGACTGGGGAGATGGTAAATGGTTTACAGGAACGCCACGCAATGAAGATTATGAAAAGCTTTTAGATGAGTTTTTTAATTGTTGCTAACGTTTCGTATAAGAATAGTAGCCGATTTCGGGCTTCATACCTGTCAAGTTAAACAAAAACTAAAGCGGGCTACAACCCTTGAATTTACTACTATCTCGGCTATTATTTTTATACATTGTTAGGGGCTGGGCTTACTATACCTTATTAATATCATTTTTTTCAAAATCAGACATTAAATCAGCATGTATTTCAACAAAACCATTTACATATTTTTGAGCATAGTCCCAGTAGTCATTTAAAATACGCTTGTAATTCACGTGAATATTTTCTTGAACTAAATCCTCAGGAACAGGGATATAAACATACTCTATCATATCTGTTTCAGGAACTCTTGCTCTTGAAGACGAAGAACCTGTTGCTAATCTTACTAATTGGTTTTTCACTGCTTTTGATTGTAGCAAAGCACAAAGTGTATATTTGCTTTTTATATATTCGTTGTCTAATAATTCAAGGATATAAACTTCTTTAGATACAACACCATTAGTAATATTTTCTGGAACAATTGTGACACGATTTTTTCTAGGGTTTATTCTCGAATAAATTAAGTCACCACCAGTATATTTATGCATTGATGATTTTATTTGCGAGCCATCTAAAAACCTAATATTAGAAATTGTTCCTGTGTCAGGGGATATATCAGGTATTTCAAGATAATGATATTTTGTACCATTGCTAGGAGTACACGACCTGTTATTAATTCTGCATATTTTGCTTAATGGTACTAAGTTCTCAAAACGAGCATGTAATGTGGCTCTATCAATTAAGTTTAACAAATATGTAGCATCTATTCTTTTTGATATTATTTCTTCTTGGTCTATCCATCCACACTCCCCCCCTGTACCTGTTTCATAAATCCCTTCGAAGTATGATTGAGATTTTATCAAAAACTCATTAAGGTCATTTTTATCCTTTACTTTATAGGTTGATTTTCCCGTTTCATAACCAACTTCTTTTGCATTACCAAGGAAGACTTTATTTGGTTTATTTTGTTCAGGGTTTGTTTTATCTTTTTTTCTAAGCCCTATAATTGTAGTTTTGGACACTGATTTACCGAATGGGATAAATGCACCTTCAGGTAAACTTATTACGGTTACAATATAACATTCTTCCAATAACCACTCTCTGAAATATAGATATGACTGAACATTTAAAAGACCCTCAGGTAAAACGATATATAATTCCCCACCTTTTGATGAATCTAAGGCTTTAACACATTTTTCCGTAAAAAGTATATCTAATTCTTCACTTTCTTTTCCAATACCTAATTGATAATTTGAAAGTACATCACTGAAATTATAGCGTATTGTAAATGGAGGATTTGTAAGAATTAAATCAAAACTGTTATCAGGTAATTTATCCGAACGCAGTGTGTCGCCTTGATAAATATTATTATAACCATCACCGTGCATGATAAGATTAATTTTTGCTAAAACATGTAAATCTTCATCTGCCTCATGCCCCCATAGGCACTTATCTACTAAATGGTTAAATTTTTTCTTTGATTCGACTTCTGAAAAAGGACTATCAATAATCCGCTGATTAACATGGTTAAAAGATTGTATTAAAAAACCACCAGAACCACATGCAGGGTCAAGAATTTTGTCTCCAATATTTGGGTCTGAAAATTTAACCATATAATCCACAATTTCTCTAGGTGTAAAGTATTGGTCAAAATCTCCCCTTAGAGTTGACTTTAGAAAAATCTCATATACAGCACCTTTAATGTCATCACCAGTACCAAGGAATGACCAAGGTTCAAGAAATTTAATAATTTCAACTATACTTTCATTATCCGTAATTTTAAATAGTTCTTCTGATGAATTATAAATCGCAGGATAACTATCTTTTGCGTCTTGAAACAATTTTTTGAAAATTTCCAACTCAGTTACTTCCTCTGATTTTGACCATTTGGAAATGTACTCTATTAAAAACCTATTTGTTTCTTCGTTTTTGGAACGTCTTTCTTCGTTCATCTTAACCAATAATATTTTGGTCATTTCCTTAAAAGACTGGTCAGAACGAATTAAGGCTCTTTTTTCGATTATATCTTTACACTTATTAATAATCTTGAATAATTCATCTTGACTATAAAGCGTAAGAAGAACGCTTTTTATTTCTCGTATTTCTATTTCAGATAATTCTCTTTTTCTTGTTTTATTAACATCCCGAATAAGCTGTTCTTTTGTTGGGATTTCACCACTTCTTTGCCCTGTATAGATATTCGTTACAACACAATCTAACCCATTTGTCGTAACAGCATATATTGCTGGCGGTGTTGAAATAAGTTTAGCATAACTTGAAGATTGTAATATTTCTTTTTCTGCGATTGATACTTTGGGGCTCTTAGCATCAATTATTAATTGAATGTCATCACCAATAAATACCTCAATATCGGAGCGTACTTTAGCTTTTCTTGTCCCAATCTGAACGTCAATTGTATTTTCAAACCGCATTTCGGTCGTTTCATACCCAAGTTCTTTCAAATATGGAAGAATCACATTTATTTTTACATCTTCTTCAGTCTTTATTTTACTATTGAAGTCGTTTATATTGTTTACTGCCCAATTTCGTAATATCATATTTTATCCTTTTAAAAAGCTACAAAGATAACTAATCATCCTGTGCCTTTAATATTTGTAGTATGTTTTCTTGCCTTGCCCCTAACGGTTTGCATAAGAATTGAAGCCGACCGCATAACGCTGATTTGAAATACCACCTTACCAAAGGCTTTTATTTTTATGCGTTGTTATACACTGGCGTTTAACCACTTGCCTACAATTGAAACACGGACGTAATAATTATTTTTAGGGGAGGATTATTTTTCTTTAATATTTCTTGTGTATATAAAATATAAAATGTATATTTACATAAGAAATTTAATTAGAAACTTAAAACATACGATTATGTTACAACTTACGGAAAGACAAGAAAAAGTTTACAAAAACATCTTAGTAAATCAATTAGATGCAGAATCTCAATTTACAACATTTAAAGATGATAAAGATTATACTGCTGCTTTTGTCTTATTTCAACTTGGATTAATTGACTTGAAAGAAGAAACAAAAACAATGGCTTCGTTTGTATTAAATAGAGCTAATATTAGAAAAGATTTATGTCCATCTTATAAAGTTGCTTACGATGCTTAAAAGAAAAAATTTAGATTTAACAGAAGATTGCATAAAAGAAATTGCAAAAGAGGCTATTGATAAAGGTAGTGACTTTAAAAACTTAGCTCAGGATATTTTGGAAAACCACGCTAAAACCCTAATTGCCGATAGGCAAAAGAGCGAGGGCAAAAAATAATTATGGCAAGTTTGCACAGGCTTTGAATTGAAATACTACACTTCTTACGCTTGTGTATAACGGATGGCTGTATGTGGCGTGGCTTTTTCAGCCATGACATATAAAGTGTGTTAGGTGTCTGTAAAATAAAAAAATAGGGAGGGATTTTTTTATGATTGAATTATTTAATGCTGATTGTATGGAAATTATGGCTAAATACCCTGATAAATATTTTGATATTGCCATTGTTGACCCGCCTTATGGAATTTCGGTGGATAATGACAAAAAGGGAAATTTTGTAATGACTAAACATAAAAGCAAAAATTGGGACAATGCAACACCTGAAAAATCCTACTGGAATGAACTGATGCGAGTATCTAAAAACCAAATTATTTGGGGTGGAAATTATTTTCAACTACCACTAAAAAAAGGGTGGATTTGTTGGGATAAGGTTAATCCTTTAACTGGAAAATTTAGCGACTTTGAACTCGCTTGGACATCATTTCTAAATTGTGATAGAATTTACAAACAGGAGTGGATAGGTTTTGGAAGGAAATTCATTGAAAGAACTGATTCAATACATCCAACTCAAAAGCCGATAAGATTATATGAATGGATTTTAAAAGAATTTACTGGTGATAGTGATTTAATTCTGGACACTCACTTAGGAAGTGGAAGTATTGCTATTGCTTGTCATAATTACAAAAGAAAATTAATAGCATGCGAAATAGATCCAGAATATTATAATGCAGCGATGAAACGCTTAAAAATAGCACAAATGCAAATAAAATTGTTTTGAAAAAACAAAAGTGCGGTGGGATTTTTTTATTTTATTGCACCTAACTAAGATATATGTACACCTTTTAGTTAATCACATGAATAACAGCAACATATCAAGTATTAATTTTTCACATTATGCAAAATATGATGAATTTTACGAAATACTTTTGCAGAAAGTGAAAACAAACTGGCAACGTGGCGGTAATTTGATATTAGGGTTGTCAGATTCAAAAGTCAGCAGGATATTTTCTGGTAAGCAAAAAGATTTTGGGACATTGGTAAAAATGGCAGAATTCATGGAAATAGATGTGTTATTTGCAATAACATGACAAAAGTCATTTCACATTGATTTAAATGGTCATACTTTCGTTTTAAATCAAATCAGAACAAAATGAAAAAATCATATGAGAATTGGACAAAAGAAGAAACTCTTGCATTGATAAAGCAACGTGCTGAAGATGCAGTCGCTAAACATGAGAGAATTCAGGCTGGTAAAAAATTCAGGCTGGTAAAAGTTTCAAATACTCCGGCAACATGGAAAGAAGTTGAAGTTAAAAATTAACAAAACAAAACAAAATGGAAAGACAAAATGAAATAGAACGACTGGACACTATTTATTCATATATTCGAATATATGATAAAAGGATAAATGGAAGGATGCCGGAATATTACAAAATCTTTGGAACTGAAAACCGATGGAAACATCAATGTGAAATCAATAAGAAATGTTCTTATTATTGGAAACGAAAATTTAACAAAATATTAACCGAAATAAACTATTAACTGACATGTATTTTGCAACTTATACCGACCCAACTGAAGAATGGGATTATGAAACGGGAGAAACAGATGAAAGGGAAAATTTTGAATTCGATTATTCCGATGAATTTGAATATTAAAAAATAAATAATCATGATTGAATCAGCAATATCTATTTTCAAAAAATTACCAGAAACGAAAAGTCAAGTAAAACAATATGCTATATTAATGCGGATTCCCGTATTAAATGGCGAAGTTGAACCGCTAAGGTTCGCAGCTCGAATTTCGGCATTGGAACAACTTCTTAAAGCTTTAAAAAGTGACCACTTGATAAAGGATGTTATTTTGCAAGAAGCTGAAAAATACGGCTCGAAATCGTTTGAGCATGGCAACGCCAAATTTCAAATAAAAGAAGTTGGTGTTAAATATGATTATACTAATTGCATGGATGTTGATTGGGAACAATTAGACAGCAATGTAAAGTTTGAAACAGATAAAAAGAAACAACGTGAAATTTTCTTAAAATCGATTACCCCGGAAATGGAAGTCTATGGAAGAGATGGGACACAATTAAAACCCGTTGTAAAAACAAGCACTACACAGGTAACAGTAATATTAAAATAATGGAAGAAAATTATGAAATTTTGATTGAAATACTCAAAAAGAGTATTAAGAAAAATGGTGAAAAACCATTAACAAATAAATATCTTTTAAATATCTTACTTTTGGCAGAAGAAAGAATTAATGATATTAATGATATTGATGAATATGGATATCCAGATATATTTTAAAATAATCTAAAACTAAAAAAATGAGTTTTTCAAAACCAAAATTACAAAACCCGTGTTCAAAATTTATTGAGTACAAAGGCAGTAGAGGTGTTTTTCAGTATTGGGACAAAGAACATGGAAAAAACATTGAAATTGAAACGCCTTTCTTTTTTATTGTATTGGACCAATTAAGCACTATTAAAGGTTATTCCGATAATTATAATTGTGGGATATATTCAAACGAAGTACATTATTTGGATAGTGAAATTCTGAAAGTAAAATCTTTCAAAGGTGGGTTTTCTGCAACCGGAATTTACAAAGATATCAAAGGTGAAATTATAAGTGCGGGGGGCAAATTTGCAAAATCTATTTATTGCATGGCATTTGATAAAGATTTGAATTGTGAACTTGTTAATTTCCAACTTTACGGTTCGTCTATTGGTCCATGGTTTGAATTCAAATTTGATTTTCAAAGAAACGCCGTAGGGATTACCGGGGAAACAATAGATAAAATAAAAGGGACAACAAAATACAAAGAACCGATATTTAAAAAATATGGGATAAAAGAGGAGTTAATTGAAAGTGCGATTGAAATGGACAAACAATTGCAAGATTATTTTTCTCAATATAAAGCGCAAAAAATAGAATCTGAAATTGAGAAAGAAGAAAAAACGGATACTGAAATTTTACACGAAACTAATTTTGAACAGGACAAAATGAAGGTGTATAATGTTAAGGGAATGGATAATGAACAAACAGATATGCCATTTTAAAATAAAATACAAATGAAGGTAACGCAAAGGATTGAAGCATCAACATTAAAAATCCGTAAATACAAAACTGGAATTCAGAAAAAAATCAAAGTAATTTCTAAGGAACTTGCAGAACTTGAAAAGCAACATCATAAGGCAACGGATTTATTAAGGGGGAAAAAGGCAAAGTTAAAATCAAAGGTTGAAAAATACATAACTGATACTTGTCTTGAAAATGAAGTAAACGAAAAGATTATAAGGAAAATAATCGAATGATATTTGACACGAAAATAAATGCAATCGCCGCAAAAAAAGAACTTGCAAGGTTAATAGAGTTAAATGTTGAAGTTGAGATAAAAAAGGTTGTCCAAACGAGGACTAAGAAACAAAACCGGGCATTGCATTTATTTTTTTCACTGGCAGCAAAAGATTTAAATGAGTTGGGTATTACATGTGTTTTGCCGTTATTGGGCGGGATTGAAACCAGATGGACAAAAACACTTTTCAAAGAAAATACATGGAAGCCGATGCAAATTAGAATGTTCGGCACGGAATCAACAACAAAATTAAAACGAAATCAAATTGACCAAGTATTTGAGGCAATAAATATGTTTCTCGGTGAACGTGGTATTGTTTTAAATTTCCCGTGTGAATTTGATTATTATTTAAACAATTATGAAACAAACAATTAATTATTTACAAAGGCAAAAAGTCCCGGTTACAGAATCGTTGATTAATTCAATGGTCAATGATGTTTTTGAAATATTTGCAGATTTGCCACAAACGGCAAATAGGCAGGATGTGAGAAAATTGATTGTTAATAAAATTAACTGGGATTGTAAAAAATTAAATTTCACAAAAAATAGTTAACAATTATGTGTATATATATTTCAGAGATGGATGAAAATGAACATGGCATTTTGGGACTTGGAAACATCATAATCAAATGTGATTCAAAAAAGAAAACGGCAGTGTTAACAGGCGAATTAATTGGTGAAATAAAACATAACGGGGACATGGCAGTAAAAATAATTAAAGGTATTGTTTATAACGAAGAAATTCGAATAGTATCAAAAGCAAAAAAATTGGCGGCAGAATCATGTTCTACTCCATATTTTAGATTACATCAAAATACGAGTTCTATGGAAGTTGTATTCTCACAATATTTGGTTTATTGGTTTGTTTTTAAATATTTACATTTCACCCCAACAAATGCAGGGTTATTATTTGGGAAATCATGTTCAACGGCATTACGTGGTATAGGGGTCATAAATACTAAGGACAAATATTTGATAGATATTCAAAGGGCATGGCGGAAAAGGTTTATTCAAAAAATTAACGAATCAGGAATTTTAAAACAATTACCATGAAAGATATTATAAAAGGATTTGTAATCGGGCTTATGATAGTTTATCCTATTATTCACATTTTTATTCAAAAAGAGAGAATTCAACAATTGAAAAAAATTGAACTAAAAATAGATTTGTTGCAACTCAGGTTTGATTATATCGCTGATTCTTTGAAATTCAGCATTCCGGCAGTTGAAATTGAATATTTTCCACAAGCAATTGAAAATTATGAAAAAAATAGATAATTTATTAGATTCCGCCTGGAGTTTATTGATAAAATTACGTGCTGATAATAAATGTGAAAAATGTTATAAAATAACATATCTCAATTCACATCATATTTTTAGCCGTTCAAATAAATCTGTGCGTTGGAATATAGATAACGGGGTTTGTTTGTGTGCTGGGTGTCATGCGTTAAAAAATGATTCTGCACACAAAGATCCTTTGACTTTTGGGGAATGGATAAAAAACAAAAGAGGTGAAAAATGGTATCAAAATTTAATGATACGCGCTCATTCTGTAGGAAAATTGCATGTTTTTGAAAAAGAAATTATTTTAAAAGAACTTCAAAAAGAGATAAATGAGAAAATGTGAGAACTGTAAACGATTTAAAATCTGTGAATATAAATGGTATTTTCAACCGCAAAAAGGAAATAATAATTGTGGAACTTTTAAGAAAAGAAAATGAATTTTGTTTTGTTACTGAATAAAACCCGTGATATCCCGACTATCAAACCGGTGCGGTTTTTTACAAAAACTACTAAAAATGAAACATTGTAAATATTGCAAGTATTTTAAAAAAGGAAATTGCCGGATATATCGGTTTAATGTATCGGTAAATGCTAACTGGTGTTTGAAATATAGTGAGAGTTTAATTTACAGAATTAAAAAATTATTAAGTTATGAAAGCAAATAGTTTATCCGCTTATTTTGATGAAACGAACAAGCGGAAATTTAAAAGTCATTGCGCGTTGATTGTTCGTGAATTATATAGGAATCCTGGGCAACATAGTTATCGATTATCTGCAAAACTTAAATTAAGCAACGAAGGAATAAAAAAAAGAATTTCCGATTTATTAAATATTGGGATTATAGAGGTTTGTGGTGAGGTAAAATATTACGGAAATATAAACAGTTTGTATCAAATTGCAGAACAGTTACCAGAACATCCTGTTAACAAAATTAGTTTGCGCAGATGGTTGAAAAAAGATTACCCGTTTATATTAGATGAATTTAATCTTTTGAACTTATGAAAAGTGATAAATTGAAACATGCAAAGAGTATCTATTCAAATGAATTATATTCGTTATGGACGTATAGGCATTGGATTCCAGACTCAGGAAAAGTATTAATTATAAAAAGGTTAAAATCATTGCGCCGGGAGATTGAAATATTGAATAATAATATACTAAGAAATGAACAATAATATTTACCCGCCAAAAATCAGATTATTGATTTGGACTGTTATCTGTGTTTTATGTTGTTTTATTTGGATGTTTTTATTGAGATTTATTTTTAAATAAAATGATTAAACATGATAAAAATCATTTCACATTGACTTAAATGGTCATACTTTCGTTTTAAATCAAATCAGAACAAAATGAAAAAACTAATAATATTCTTATTCATTGCCGCATCATTTTCGGCAATATCGCAAACCGATTCAATTGGTTATGTGGTTTACGTAAAAGGTATTTATGATACCAAAAGACATAAAATTACAACAATTGAAAAGGTAACTGAAAAGTTAAACATCCATTTTCCGGATGTGAAAGTTGACATTGAAAAAGAATTGACTCAATCGGATTATTTTCAAATGATGAATGAGTATAAGATTTTTTTAGTTGAAAAAAAACGGATTGTTGTTCGTAACGGAAAAACTAAATATAAAAGGTTATGAAAGCGGATTCTTGATAGCTGAAGGATTGACTTTGTTCCTGGTTTCAACTGTTTTATAACGTTTCTGTCTAAATTGTGGAATAATACGGATTTTACACTAAATATTATGAATAAAAAAGAAATTGAACAATTGAAAAGTAAGGCAATTGAGAAAGCAAAAGAAAATTTAGATATTTATTATAATGGTGATATTCGAGTGTTTACAAAGGGATTTGATGCAGCAGTAAAATTATTTTCTATGCACGATATTATAAAGAGCGAAACGACGGTTTGCCGATGCTTTACCCATTATTGTCCAACAAGAAATACAGATAATAATACTTGCTTAGTAAATGATTTTGATTGTGAGGATAGGCAATCTGATTGATAACTCTTCTATATTTAATTAAACAAAATGAAAAAGGCTAAAATACGACACACAGTTTACACAAATGGAATCAGTTCAAAGCTTCATAATCGCCGGGTAACTGTAATTAAAGAGGGTGACGGGTTTCATATTGAATTTCAAATAATCGACCATAATTATAAGCCGAGAATTATTTCAAGATTAGTTCGTGGAAAAATAAATGTAAGTTCATTTAATTTGTCGCGTGAAGCGGCTGAGGTGTTGATTATAGATTTGGCAGAGATGTTAAAATTAAAAGATAAATATCAAAATTCATAACATGAAAACAGAAAAAGAATTAAGAAAACTATTTTTTAAAAATACTAATGCACATATTGAAATCAGTTATAGTGAAACTGTACCAGTGATGAGTGTTGAAGCATTTATTGAGTCAATGGCTGAATTAAATTTCTGCAATAACGAAGTTGTTAGCGAACGTACTTTAGATATTAATATTTGTGCTGCATTGATTAAATCAATGCCATTAGACCAAGCAATTCAAATAATGAAAAGTGACATAACTCGTTTACCACCGACGCAAGTTATAGAAGGAGAATTAGTTGTGACGTATGTTCGCTAACTAAGATGTATATTCACATTTAAATAAATACAATGAAAAAAAACATGAAACAAATAATAGTATTTACATTCAAAGATGCAGAACCTTTTACATATGTTGAAGTTGATTATAATTTCAACATAGGAGACACTGTATATTATCAATTTACAGAAGAAGAAAAAACTCACGATGTTATAAAAAATTATTACCCACATGCAGATTGCGAGGGGATAATAACTGCTAAATGGATAAATATAACCGATATGGAAATATTATGGACAGTTGAAATAGACCTGAAATAGTCAATAAAATTAATTGATTAAGTCGATTGTTCTTTGTATATTTGTAATGCGATTATCAAATGAGAAATTCAGATAAAATAGTATTTATAAAATAGACATTGTTCCTGTAAGGTATCAAATCTCATTTGGTAATCGCACCCTTACAGGACTTTGTCCTATAACAGTGTGAGTTATGGCTAAACGATTTACAGATACAAACAAATACAAAAAACCATTTATAAGGGGCTTGCAAGGGGCTTATAAGGTGCTTTGGGATTATTTATATCACGATTGTGACCATGCGGGAATATGGATTGTAGATTTTGACATAGCTCAAATTTATATTGGAATAGATTTGCCAATTAATAAAGAAGATGCAATGAGATTTTTCAATACAGATGAAAAAAGAATTGTAGAAATTAATTCAGGTTCGAAATGGTTTATTCCTTCATTTATTGAATTCCAATATGGAGAATTAAATATTGAAAATAGGGCACATAATTCAGTTATTAAAATTTTAAATAAATATAAATTAATAAAAAACAATAAGCTCCTTATAAGCTCCTTACAAGGGGCTAAAGATAAAGACAAGGATAAGGACAAAGTTAAAGATAAAGAAGGATTTGAAAATTTTTGGAATTTATATGATCGAAAGGCAGGAGATAAACAAAAATGCTTAAATAAATGGGGGGCGTTAAAAGATGAAGAACGTGAAACAATTATTAGAATAGTTCCTGAATGGATAAAACAATATCCAGATAAACAATACAGACCACTCCCATCAACATTTTTGAACGGGCAAAGATGGAATGATGAAATATTAAAATCAAAACAAAATACAACACCACAATTAAAAAGATAATCATGCAATTTAAAGACCTTAATGAAAAGCAAACACAGGAAGAAATTGACAATTTCCTGAATGATTTGGTATTATCGTTGCGAATTAAAGACATGACCGAAAAGGAATTGTTATATATTTCTGACAAATTAATAAAATGGGTGTCAGGGAGTGTCATGTATGTTTCGAGGCTAAAACAAATAAGAACGGAAATAGTAAAAGACTATAAAAAATATTTGCCGTTTTGTTATGCCAGTTTAATAACGGCTTATCATAAAAGATCATGACCCCATTTCCGAAAAATATAGATGAATTCGAGAAATTGCCACTTGTAAGTGATGAACTTGTGTGCAAGGAAGTTGCTGAGTGGGGCGGTGAATGGTACGACTCTATTTTACCTGAAAACAATAAATTGAGTCTGAAATTTGAACCATGGAACAAAGAATTTAAAGGCAAATTGAGGGGGAAATTGGTCCCGATAATTGGTTACGGGGGTACTAAAAAAAGTTTATTGGCTTTAAATATTGCTTACGAAAATATCACACAGGGGCTTGGAAGTTGCATTTATTCAACTATGGAAATGGGGGCAACGCAAATAATAAATAGGTTAATAGACATGTCGGTTGAGCCAGCGGACGGGTATAACCCTCATGCAGAATTAGAATATCACAATAATAAAACAAAAAAAATAGATGCAAAGAAATTTTTTAGTACAACGGTTGCCCCGATGTTTAAAAACCGTTTTTTTATTACCGAAAATACATCTTTGCAAACCGAACAATATGAAAAATTATTAAACAAATTTAGGCTGCAAAATAAACGTATAGATATTTTGATTGTTGACGGTTTGGCAGGTATGGGAGGTAAAGGAAGTGAAACGGAACTATATTCAAAACATTCAAAGGAATTAAAGGAATTGGCTAATAAATGGAAAATATTGATATTCCTGGTGTGCCATGTTTCAAAAGGCGGATCTAAAGTAGATAGGGACTTATCGGACAAAGTCAGGAGTTCAGAGAAGATAATCGATAATTGTGATTTTTATATAACAGCCAGCCTTTTTGAAAATGAAGATGAATTCAATAAAGATTTTGGTGCTATGCGCTTGGTTAACAAACGTGGAACCGGGAACACTTTAGATATTGTTTACGAATTTAACAGGTTGCGTTTATTGATGACTGATACTGATTTTAATTTTAAGTCATTTGATTTTCAAGTAAAAACAAACAATGAGTTTTGAAGATTTAAATAATTGGGCGGCGCAATGTGAAATTGATGCTGATAAGTTATCATATTTGAAATTAAAAACAGATATCGAAGTTTCAAAATATTCAGTACTTCAGGATTATTGTGATTTTAATGTTTGGCAAACAGTTAAGCAAGCGCCTTTTTTATTTGGCAAAGAATCAATTAATTTTGTGGTGAAACACGGAGCGGAATTAAAAAGAAAGTTTACATTTGATGAAATGTTTGATTTTTGTGAAAAATTCAGGATATTGTCAATGCGAAATGAAATAAATAGTTTCGAAGATTTTAAAAGGTATAAAATAAAACGATTTCACTGAAACTATTAACTTTGATAAGTCAATATAAAAACGTAACTTTGTCAAAATGAAACTAATAAACAATAAGCAAGTATTGAGGTATTGCGGATGGCAATTATATGATACTGAATTATTGGGGTGTATAATCCATATTGAAGTAATGCCTTTTTACCTATGCAATTAATAATAATTTACATATCAGGTGCAATATTGATGTTTATCGGGTTGTTGATTTATTACGACAACGAACGCGTGCGCGCTTTTTGGGGCGGCATATTATGGCCCGTGACAATAACAGCATCGTTAATAGTGTTGATCTACGAATATTTAGACACAATAGACATTCTTTCAACAATAGTTTTAATTTTGGCAATAGTAGAGATAATACATTTTAAAACTTATTTATAATGGCAAAACTAAAAAATGATATTTGCGGGAATATACGGTTTTTTGAATACTTACGGAGCATAGGGTTTATCTTTCGTTATCCGGGGCAATTACAAAAAGATAAATTCCAAGTGTTTATTGATGACTATCCGTATTTGGTTGAACATGATGGAACGGTGTGGCATTTTGAAACTAAAAAACAATTCGACAAATTTTATTTTAAATATTTTGACATGCATTAACAAAACAAATAGCCAATCAAATAGCGATACAATGGTTTCGTACTAAATAACTGCAATATAACAACAATACAATGGCACGAAAAGGAGGCGCACCAGAAAATATGAGACCTTTCGAAAAAGGTGATTCAAGGATAAACAGAAAAGGCAGACCTCCTATATTGCCAGAATTAAAAGAGGCAGTATCAAAAGTATTAGGTAAGGAATATGGCAGTGAAACGGGATTAGACAAGGTATTAACTTCACTGTTCAACCGGGCATTAAAAGGGGACGTAAGGGCGGCACAGGAAATTTTAGATAGGGGGTTTGGGAAATCGCCACAAAAAATAAACACCAACATAACTGATAATTCAGATACTGGACTGGAAAATTTATCCTTCGAAGAATTATATCGTTTGAAATACGGGAAAAAAAAAAAAAAAAAAAAAAAACCTGAATGAATTATGATTCGATTTTAAATATTGAAATGTCCCGGCGCAACTTTTGGGAGTTTTGCAATACGTTGGAACCAGACTTTTACAAACCAGACAGGGAACATTTAATCAAAATATGCAATACATTAGATAATTTCTACAAAGGTAAATTGATAAAAGATAATGGTGAGGCTTTTTCCAAGTTGATAATAAGGCTTCCACCTCAACAAGGGAAATCGCGTACACTTGTAAATTTTACGAAATGGATATTAGGGTTGAACAGACAAGAAAGGATTATAACCGCTTCGCGCTCGGATTCTCAGGCAACGGACTTTTCGAGATATACAAGGGACGGGATTAACGAAATTAAAAACTTACCTGAACAGGTTGTTTATTCAGATATTTTCCCAAAGACAAAAATTAAACGCGGTGATTCTGCCGTTCAAAAGTGGGCGTTGGAAGGTGAACACTTTAATTATTTGGGTGTTGGCGTTTCTGGTGGGGTTACTGGGAAAGGTGCAACATTAAGGATAATCGACGATGTTGTCAAGGATGCTGAACAGGCGCTCAATGAAACGGCACTCGAAAAGATATGGATATGGTTGTCCGGTACATTCTCTAGTCGTAACAGTGCCGAAGCTGGTGAAGTGAAAGAAATATTTTGCGCTACATTATGGGGTGAACGTGATCCTCAGTATATTTTAGAACAAACTGAAAAAGGGGAATGGTTCATTTTATCGATGCCAGTATATGACCAGGAAACAGATAAAATGTTATGTGATGACTTGCTATCAAAAAAAGCATTCTTATCATTAAAAAAAAGGATGTGTTTTGATTCAAGGACAAAAACAATATTCTATGCCAATTACATGGCGGTTGCAATTGATGACAATGAATCGAAAGTTTTTCCGCGAAGTTCATTAAAATATTACAAAGACATACCTAATGAAAAATCAAACGAAAATGGTATAATAAAAGAAATATTGCAAGGGTGGACATTTGCAATCATTGATCCGGCAGATGAGGGGGTTGATTATTTTTCAATGCCAATATTTCAGATAATTGAAAATGATGTATATTTAATTGATTGTATATTTGACCAAGACAATTTAACAATACAGGAAAATCAGGTTGTTGTAAAAGTAAAAGAACACAAAGTTTCTGTATTGTTTATTGAAACAAATAACTCAGGGGCGTATTTTGTGCGAAGGATGAGGGAGTTATTGCCAGAGATTGAAATACAAGGTTTTTGGTCAAAGTCAAATAAGATTGCAAGGATATTGAACTATTCAGGTATTATAAAATTATTTTTCAATTTTCCGGAAAATCCAAACGTGACAACAACTAATTTGATGAACCAATTTTGTAGGTTAATGAAAACGAGCAAAAAGGAAGATGATGCTGCTGATTCAATTGCTGCTGCTGCAAAGTATTTGATAAGCCATTACGGACTGTTTAAATGATATATAAATAAAAAATTAATAGATTTTATTTAATAAATTTTATTTATTACCTTTGTCGCAAATGGTAATAACATGTTTGGACTGAATTCATTTCTTGACTCTTGGTCGTTAAACAGGGTGTTAAATAATAGATTCTTTAATATTAACCAAAACTCAACGCCTTTTTCAAATGATTATTTTGGTAATTTGCCAGCATGGATAAGTTTGTCAACTGCTGAAGATTTTGAAAAAGCAGTAAGATATAACCCTATTGTAAAATCAGCAATAAATATATTGTCAACATCTGCAAGTAATGGTAGGAAAATTGCTATTGATACAAATACTGGTGAGACAATCCCATGGACTGAAAATGATATTGCGATACAGCAAGCGAACAAATTATTTAACAAACGCCCAAACCCTATACAATCAATTAAAGAATTTTCTTTTGAAGGCATATTCTATTTAAAAACATTCGGGAATAGATATGTCACCCCTGTACTCCCAATAGGTAAAGACAAAGCAATCGATTTACTTAATATCGGTGCATTGTATAATTTACCGAGCCGATTTATTGAGGTCAAGAGAACAGGGAAAATATATAGTCAAACGGAAATAACCGGGATAATCAATAGTTATGCCAGAACAAATGTCAACCCGGTTGAATATTACGACCCTAATTTAATATTACATTTTAATGAGGTGAACATATCAAGTGAAGCTCCTACGATAATGGGGATATCCAAATTGGAAGTATTGAAAATGCCAATAAGCAACACTCAAAAAGCATTCGAGGCAATGAACACTATATTGTCAAATAGAGGTATGCAGGGTATAATTTCACCTAAAAAGACAGATGGTCAGGGGTCGGCAGTTTCATTAAATGCAAATGAGAAAAAAGAAATTGATAATACTTTTAAACAAGATTACGGATTATTGAACGGACAAAACCCTTTTTTGTTAACCCCAGTAGCTTTGGATTACATAAAAACAATAATGAATTCTAAAGAGTTGGGAATTTATGAGGAGTTCTCAAATAATTCAATATTAATTGCAAATGAATTCGGGATACCACCAGAATTAATCAAAACATACATACAGGGGGCAACATATGAAAACCAAGTACAATCAGTAAGAAGGTTGTATCAGGACGTTACTATTCCTATGGTTGCAGATGAGGATTTATATTGGTCCGACAAATTGGATACTTATAAATATGGGTTTGAAATACGTACATCATGGGAACATATTCCAGCATTGCAAGAAGCATTTAAAGAAAAAGCAACGGCAATAAATTTGAAAGGACGTACTGCGAAAGATGCTTATGATAATTTTGTAATTACAAAAAATCAATATTTGGAATTAATTGAATTGCCAGGAATTAAGGATGGTGACAAATATAAAAACGAATATGAAAAAGAAATTGAATAAAAAGGATATTGACAAACTTAAAAAAGAAAAAGTCAATAAATCAAAGGAGTTAATTAAAAAATAATGACATGGAATTATTTGATAAAAATAAGTTCAACAACAAAAAAGAATTATTTGATTTTCTGGTTGAGAACAAAGATACTTTATCAGCACAAAAAAAAGCAAATCTAAAGAAAGCAGATTGTGTTTCATTTGTGCCGACTATTATTAGAAATAAAGAAGATTCACTTAAATCAAATGAACCTGTTAATATTGACAACTTAGAAATATTGAAGGTCGTTGTTATTATCAATACAACTAATTTACTTGATTCTCATTCGGATGTACATATAAAAGGGATTTGGAACAAAAGTCTGAAAGAAAACCGAATGATAATGCACTTGAAAGAGCATGAAATGGAATTTTCAAGTATTATATCAGATGGTAAAAATTTAAATGCCTATGTAAAAGACTATACATGGAATGAGTTAGGTGTCGATTATGAAGGGAAAACACAAGCATTGGTATTTGAATCTACAATTGAAAAGAAACGTAATGAAAGAATGTTCATTCAATATGCCAATGGATGGGTAAAAAACCATTCGGTAGGAATGAAATATGTTAAGTATGACATGGCAATCAATGACGAAGATTATCCAAATGAATTTGAGGCATGGAATAAATACTACCCGGAAATTGCGAATAAAAAAACGGCTGATGAAAAAGGTTATTTCTGGTATGTATTAGAAGCTAAGGTAGTTGAAGGTAGTGCCGTGCCATTAGGAAGTAATTTTGTGACACCTACATTGGAAAATAATAAAAGTGAGCCGCCGAAAGACACTCACAAACGAGATATTGAGCCGCCGGAAAGCACTCAAAAAACATGGAAAGAATTAATAAATGAAAATTTTGTATTATGAACGACGAAGAAAAAAAAGAGTTGTTAAAAGAACTCGAATTAAAAATCAAATCAATAATCACTGATTCGACAAAAGAAAAAGTCAGTGCAAAAGATTTGAACGACAAAATAGCAGAAGTGAACAAAACCATTTCCGAGAATTTGTCAAATGATGAAATGGCTGATTTGAAAAAAACAGTTGATACGATGAAAACTGAATTGACAGAGGCAAACGAAGCGTTGAAAGCCCAGGGGCTGGAATTGTCAGGATTGAAGGAAAATGAAACGCAAAAGAAAGAATTGCCGAAAACATTCCGCGAAGCAGTGAAGGCCGCGATAATGGAAAAGAAAGGGGTGTTAGTTGAAAAAAATGATGACTATGGTAAACGTATGTCATTGAAAGACTATTTTACCGAAGCAGGGAACAAAAGGACTCCGAGCTTTACGATAAAGACGGCTGTTGACATGCTGGAAAGTAATATTGTTCAAAGTAATGTTGCAACGGTAAGACTAACAGAGTTAGACCCTCAGAGGGTAGGTATCCCGTTAACAATTTATCCACATGTTTTTGACTGGATGCCCACAAAAAAAATAGCCAGACCTTATATGTCTATTTTGGTTGTTTACAGTTATGAAGATGGTTCGGGGACAAAAACCGAAGGTTCAGCATCAAGTAAATCAAGTTTCTTGTTTAAAACCGTTGAATTTAAAGCGTTTTATAATGCTACTTATTTTGTTTTATCCGATGAAACACTGGACGATTTGGAAGAGGCACTGGATGAAATTGCAATAGTGGCACCGAGTAAGATACTTGATTCTGTTGATGGTAAAGTATTAGGTACTGCTGGGGATGATTCTACGGACATAGCCGGGCTATTTACTGCAAACAAACACACAGATTTTGCAACGGTGACATATACCGACACTGTTACAGGTGCTAACATGATTGATTTGATTGCAAAAGCAAAACTGCAATGTGAAGGTAACAAATACCGTCCGAACGTGGTCATTATGAACCCCTCGGATGTTGATAGTTTAGCATCATTGAAAGATGCAAACGATAATTCAGTAACTGACAGGCGATTGAGGTGGGACACTTTGGGCAACCCGACATTTGTATTTGGGATGCGTATAATTGCATCTACAGAAATCACCGCCAATACTTTGGCAGTTGTTGACCAAGCTCAATTAATGATTGGTATTCGAAAAGACATGACCATGGAAATTGGTTATAATAGCACTGACTTAACAGAGGGGCAAAAAACAGTCGTTATCAAAGTGCGGAATGCTTTTGGTGTACGTGACAAAGCCGCTGTTATTTATTCAGATGATATTTCTACAGATGTAACCGCAATTGATATATCAGCATAATGAAAAAATTTGTATTATTATTAATAGCCTGATTAGCATGTTGAAAATTAGAAATGAACGTAGGCATAGAAAAGCAGTTGAATTAATTTGTGAGAAATTGCAAATTACTGATAACGAATTAAATGCTTTCATTCAAGGAAATAAAATACCGGGGGTTGAGAAGTCCCCTGTACAAACTGCAAAAGAAGTTGCTGAATTAATCGCTGAATGTACAACAATTGAAGGATTGAACAGTTACAAAGGCGATTCGAGGCAAGTCGTAAAAGCAGCATTTAACAAGAAGTTGAAAGAATTATGAGTTTAATCGATGGATCATATTTTACAGGGTCTATTTTAATACCTAATTTAACGTATGGAGCGGTGTCGCCAGCGGTTTATGGCAGTGATATTTTGCAAGCGATTGTGCAATATGAAGCTGATATATTAACGCAATTATTGGGATATTCATTATACAAATTATTATTGGCTGATTTGGATGGGGACGGTAATCCACAAACAGAAAGGTTCACGAATCTTATTGATGGTGCTGAATTTACAAATGATTACATTGGCACTGACCAAACATTAAAATGGAACGGGTTTCGCAATACTGCTAAAATTTCATTAATTGCCTACTATGTATTTTACAAATATGTAGAAAGGAATGCAAATCAAATGTCAGTTGTAGGGAATACTGATTTGAAATCTGAAGATTCAGATAAAGTTTCCCCTATACGTAAAATGACAGATGCTTTTTATGAAATGCGTAAATTATACGGGATTATCCCACCTTACATAAGATTTTGGCATGATTCTGTTTTAGGCAGTGAATTGCCATCTGTTTATAATGATCTATCGAGTGCTTATAATTTTTTATTTGCAAATAAAGTAACTTATCCTGAATGGGTTTTTACACCACAAAAGGGGGTTAATATTTTTGGGTTATGAGTTATCAATTATTCCCGCGTGTATTTGAAAATATTATGGACAATGTCCGTGATGAATATGATGTTGCGGGGGTTAAACCTATTTATGAGTTTGGCACTTATCTCGAATTAACGAAGGTCGCAAAGTTAAACGACTTGAACAGGGCGGTTAAATATCCTTTGGTTTGGTTAGTTTGGGAAGCTAGTGAAAGTCGTAAGGCATGGGTTAACAGTTCAACTTATACATTAAGTCCAAGGATTTTTATTTGTAATTCAACAAAAAGCGAATATTCCAGTGATTACCGTTATACGAATAATTTTGAAGCTATTTTGTACCCTATTTGGGATTTAATAAAAAAATATAGTTCAAATAGTACTTCTGTGAATTCATATTCTGTAAAGGACTTTGAAACGTGGGAGCATTTATTTTGGGGTGAATCTCTTGGAATGAATAAAAGGGAGAACAAATTATTTGATACTTTAGATGCTTTAGAGATAAAAATAAATGAATTGAAAATATCTCCAAGCTGTTAAAATTAATATTGTAAAAAATTAAATATGAATACATGTAATGTATTACTACCTGGGGGGAAAAGCGGCGACTGCCAGATACCCTTAAAGGAAGTAAAGAACTTGTTAATATGTGATAAAGATGTTTCTTTTTCATATACAGCAAAAGAGGTTTTATCGAATTGGACAAATTTAATAAAACAGGATTTGACTATTTACGCAATCGCTGGGCTGGTTGGGTACAATAACACTACTGATGATCCTACAATTGTAGGGAGCGGCAACATGGCGAAAAAGGTAATCGACAATCCGTTACCAAGTTTTGAATTGTTTTTAGATTCAAATGTATGCGATTTTAAAAACATGTTAACCACTTTGAAAGGTGGTGTTTATGGCGTGTTTTATGAATTAGAGGACGGTACGATTTTAGGGAGCATTGACCAGTCGGGAACTGAAATAGGTTACCTTAAACCATATCAAGTAACGATTAAGGCAAACACAAAATTAAATCAGGAAAAAGGTTCTGTTAATGCTTTTCGTGTTTACGTAAACCATTTGAATTTTTCACAGGTTGAAAATCAATTTGTATTTAGTCCCGCTGCATGGGAAATAAGCGAGTTAGTTGATGCCATGCCAATAGGGTTGAACATATTGAAACCTTCGGTTTATGCAAGCGGTGACCAGGAAGTTCAGATTAATTTGCGCGGTTCGGATGCTTACACTGGGTTAGTTGTAGGTGATTTTGAAACATCGACAGCATTTGGCAATGTTGCAGTTCCGGCGGTTACTGCGTTGGTTGAAAATGGATTGGGAAGTTATACTTTAACATGTCAGAAAGCAGCTACCCCTGCTAATTTGGTTGATGGTGATGCATTATATTTGAGGGTTAAAAAACTTTCAGGTTCGGATGTTACCCATATGTCTGGATGGATTCGCATTGAGGGTGTAACTTAATCGCTATGGGTATAATCAGCGATAAAATAAAGAAGTTGCCTAAAAAGGATTTGAAAAAGTGGGTTGCCGCGAGGGAAAAAGAAAACCGTTCTCAGGATTGGAAAGATGAACTCGAAAAGTTAAAAAAGCAATTCGATGTTAAGGGAACTGGCAGCAAGGGCAAAAACGATTAATGTTCAGGAATTGGCGTTGAAGGTTGCACAGCAAAATTCGGGGTTGATAAAGGAACGTGTTCAGCAACAATTGATAGTCGGTGAGAATGAAGACGGTCAAGAAGTTGGAAGATACAAAAGTGAAAGGTATGCCAATTTTAAACAAAGGATTGGCAGCCTTGCACCTTCTGGTGTTGTTGATTTGAAATTATCAGGGGAATTACAAAATAAATTAAAGGTGGGTATTTTCCCTACTCAATATTTAATCAATTCTTTAATCGATTATTCTAAATATCAAATCCAAAGGTACGGCAAAAAAATATATGGACTTCAAAAAGAAAATAGCGAAGATATTAAATTTAAAAACTCAATCGGAATTGCAACCGAATATAAGCGGCTATTGGGCATTTAAATTATCAGTAGAACAGGTATCACTTATTTTTGATGCTAATTTTCGCGGATGCTTTGGGTTTCGTAAAGAACATAATTTTAATACATTTCTTTTAGAATACAACCAGTTATTTAATTCTGGAAATAAGCAACTTGAAAATGATATTTTTAGGACACGTTTATTTTTGAAGCACATGAAATTGCAAGCGATGTATAACTCATTGCTTTATTCAAAAGGGATAAATGCAAAGAAGGAGTTCGTTAATATTTTTGGGTATGATTATACAGAAATAAAAGATTTAAAACGTGTAACAGATGAAAATAACAGGATATTAGATAAATTAAAAATAATCAATAATCCAACGGACGGCGAAACGATTGCATTTAGCGATTTGGTGGTAATGGTTGAAACATCGCGAAAAATACCAATTGACAGGGACATGAAACTTTGGGAATTTAAGAAAGTCTATGATTTAGAATTAAAGAAATGGCAGCAGACATAAATCAAATAATTGACCCGAAGGTAGTTGCTGAATTTGAGAAACTCAATGCACAAATAATTGCAGCGGGGACGAATACGGACAAATTAATT